AGACTGGACACAGGACGAAGTTATTAAAGATTTAGAGCGGGTGATTGAGAAGCAAGACAAAGAGATTGAGCGGTTGCGGGAAGTGTTGCGTTTAACTAATCGGATAATTATGAACTTTTCAGAAAAGTCAGTTCAAATTCACAACGATTTGCTCACAACTATACCTAAAATTGAAGCCGCGCTGAAGGAGGGTGAGTGATGGATATTGCTGAAAAGATGGCTGCTGATATTGCATTGGCTATGGATGGCGGAGAATGGAAAGATGGAAAATGGTATAGCAAATTCCACCGCAATGCGTGGATCAAGGCTGTCAAGCCATATGCCGATGAGATTGAACGGTTGCGGGAGGCGTTACGGCTCATGCCAAAAACAATCACTGAAGCCGCCGACGAGATTGAGCGGTTGCGGGAAGAGAACAAGCAATATTTTGAATGCTTAACCATGATGGCAAAGGTGGCACTGGATGCGCTTAAGCCAAAGGGTGAAGATTGACCATTCCTGCATGGCTAACAATTCTCTTGTCATCAAACTGAACGAAGTTCTAAATACCATACGCGAACTGATTATCCTTGGAGTGTAAAATGCCGTTTACTGCCGACACCCTTTCAGTTGAGTTTTTGTATGGGATGTTCCCATCCGTTTCGTTCACGACTTACACAATTGATACAGGAGCTAAAGAAATGTCTTGGAATTACCGCGTTGTTTACGACCCAATCGTATCTGCATTAGATGACATTGGTGAATATGCTATCCGTGAAGTGTTTTATAATGATGATGGCGAGATTGCGTTCTGGAGTGGCGAGGCTGCCGTTCCTAATGCTGATTCGTATGAAGAGCTTCAGGCTGAGTTAGCTTTGTTTCAGGAGGCATTTGAGCTGCCATGCCTTATGTCTGTGATTGACGAAGACACTCACGATGAGACCCTTGTTGAGTGGGTTGAAGACACTGACGAAGACGTTGACATCGTTGATAACGACGAATAATAGAGGCAACCCCCAGTATGTTCCTGCATTGCAAACTGCTGGGGGACCACTAATTTAGGTCGGCCATGTCTGGTTTGTGTTCTGGCTTGGTCAAGCGGCTGTACGTCCGTATTGGAAGTTAATACAATGCTGCCACGCTGTACGGGGGTGTGGCTTAAGACAAAGGTAGTAGCCTGATGGTCCATCCTTAGCCCGTACCATTTTTACATAATGTACTGCCCACGGAACACTGGGCGACCGCGAATCATCTCGCACAGTTCTGGCGGCATTAGATTGCCATCCTCATCAAAGCTAATGACAACAAAGCCCATCTGAGACCGGCTAGGCGAGCCTTCAGCGTACTGGAACTGTGGACCAAAGGGATCGGCCAGCGTGCCAGTCTCAATGCCCCATCGCGAGCCGTTTCTGTCGCGCATAGCAGTCATCTGGAGCTGGTGCGTATGTCCTGTAACCATGCTAATCCCTCCGTGGAGAGCGTTGTTCCAACCTGCATGGATGCCGCCCCGGAAACGGTGTCTGATTTCAACGGTGTTGTTAAGTTCGAATGCCCATGCGATTTCCCAGTCGGTAAAGTGCTCTTGGAGGGACAGAATATATCCGTCAAGTTCATTGGCGTTGGAGGCAACGTAATTATCGATTCGGACGTCGTGGTTTCCCATGGTCCAGAGACGGTGTTTGGTCTTGGGCAACATTTTAAGCCATTTCTTGGCAGTCTCGATTTCCTTTTCGATTTTTGGCGCTTTGCTGCCGCGTATTGACGGGTGGCGTGAAATCCTAGCGCCATCGATAACGTCTCCATTCAGAATGATACCATCTGGCTTAAGAGACTTGCATACTTTTACGAAGGCTTTGTAAATCAAGGGCGGATCGCCATCCCAAATGTGAAGATCAGAACCGATAACCCACCGCGTATTGGGAACATCTTTCATAATAATGCGGGGATATGTCCAACGACCATTGATGTTTTGCTCAGGTGATCCACTAGGAAATTGTTCTTTTGCACGGTTTAATCTGTGTTCAAACGTTTGACGTGGGATATTTAAAGAACGAGCAGCGGCGGATATATTATTGTTGTTGCTTTCAAAAACGCGCAGTGTTTCAAGCAGGAGTTCAAAGCTGATTGGAGGAGTAGGCATTATGTGTTCTCCGGTTTCATTCTTCGCAAACTACGTTCGCTATGTGTCGCTTTTATATCTTTCTGTGAATATAGTCCAATAGTGATAGCTAAAGTGGTTAATCTGTAGGGGGTTAAGTGATTCGCACCGGCAATTTTCGTTACGTTCCTTGGGAGAAAATAGACGAATACCACCTTAAAGGTTGGATGATTGTCCAATGGATAGGTGTTCATTCCGTCTTGATGTGGACATGCGACTGTCAGAATTGACACAAAACGTGAACACTGTATTATAAAAAAAGATGCCCCGGCGAGACTTGCTCAAACCGGGGCCATCTGAACCGAATGTTCTTGGCAGAGCGTGGTTCAGACATGAAATGTTATAACATTACATTTCTAGGCTGTCCATCTTCCGCAATACATTCCGATCCCGATGCTACCCAGCTTTGTGCTGATTGAGTAGGTGCGGTGGAGAGTGGTTCACAGTCTTTGGCCGTTCTTCTGGAATGAATGGTGGTTATTGGTCCGAAAAAACCAAATTGACGTCGCTGCTCCTTGCCCCACTCTTACGCGGTGGGATCGTTCCAGCGGCCCCGCATCCGTGCAGGAAAGGGGATAACTACACACTTAGGAACCCCACTGATAGCTGTAACCAGCTAGGGGGCGGTATTGGCCCACCGATTTAAATAGGGCATGTGTAGGTAAACGGCGTCTTGATAAGCACTCCTCCACGGGAGCCCCTTGCGGCCTATTAAGGCTAAGACTTATAAGGGGAAGGGGGATAGCGGAAGGGAAAAATGTATCTAAATTTAAGTTAGGTAAAAAAACCTATAATATTGGCTTAAAGGAATAAAATCATGGATGCGATTATACAACAACATAAACTAGCTTTAGGCACATTATTGATTGCTGTTGATAACGATTGGTCAAAATCCAAGGCGGCAATGGCCGTAAGAGAATTGGTTTCTAGTAACGATATGACGGCAGCAGCGGTATTTGCTGAGAACCTTGATCTTCGCAACACAGTCAAATTATTGAATGATAAAGTTAAGGTTCTTAATAGACGGGTAAAAGAATTGGAAAAATTGGTTTTATTGCATGAAGACACCAATTAGCTTATAGTGCATTATCATTTTGAGGATTAACCAATGGCTTTAGTTCCCGGCTCATCACCTAATATTCGTCTTGGTGATCAAAACCCACAGCAGCCTGAGTTGCCTGAGGCTATGGATATTGTTGTTGAGATGGCCGGTGAAGACGGCTCTGACAAGCCAGAACTGGACATGGATGGTAATATTCTTCGCATTGAGCACCCCGATGGCACGATCAGTGTGTCGTTGAATGGTGAGCCAATCGAGAAGGCCAACAAAAAGACGCAAGAGGGTTGGTTCGCCAATCTGGCTGACGAAATTGAAGAGCAGGAACTAAGTCGCATTGTAGAAGACTTGTCACGAGGTATCGCAAATGATCTCACCAGCCGTGAAGAGTGGATACAAGAACGGGCGCAGGGAATTAAACTTCTTGGCCTCAAGATTGAACTCCCCGGACTTCAAGGAACCCCTGACGGTGCGCCGGTGGAAGGAATGTCAAAGGTTCGCCATCCCCTGCTGCTTGAAGCTGTGCTGCGCTTTCAAGCAAATGCAAGGTCAGAGTTACTTCCAACTGATGGGCCTGTAAAGATCAGAGACGATTCAACTCATGGCTCACCAGACCGTGACACTATGTCGAATGCCCTTGAGAAGGATATGAACCATTACCTAACCGCAGTAGCCAAAGAGTATTATCCAGACACGGATAAGATGCTTCTATTGCTGGGCTTTGGTGGAACGGCGTTTAAGAAGGTTTACTATTGCCCACTCCGCAACCGTCCTGTTTCCGAATCAATCGACGCTGATGACTTGATCGTCAACAACTCAGCCACGGACTTGGATGGCGCTCGTCGTATCACTCATCGTATCTATATGCGCCCGTCTGTTGTGAAGCGTATGCAAATCATTGGTGCGTATCGTGACATTCAACTGAATGATGCAAAGGCTCCGACGCTTGACGCCGTTCAAATGGAAAAGAACGCGCAACAAGGCATTGCACAAGAGACCATGAACACGGATGACCGTGACCGTGAAATCTATGAATGCTATTGTGAGTTAAATGTTAAGGGCTACGAGCACAAGATGGATGGCGCTGAGACGGGCTTAGAGGTTCCGTATCGTGTGACCATTGACGTGTCGTCGAAGCAAGTTTTGTCTATCGTCCGTAATTATGACGAAGACACTGAAGATTTGCCTGAGGCACGTAAGAACTTCGTAAAGTACACGTTTGTTCCGGGCTTTGGCTTCTACGACATTGGATTGCTGCATATCCTTGGCAATACGACGAATGCGGTTACGGCTGCGTGGCGTGAGTTGCTTGATGCGGGTATGTACGCCAACTTCCCCGGCTTCCTGTATGCCAAACAGTCTGGCCGTCAGAACAGTAACATCTTCCGTGTTCCTCCCGGCGGTGGCGCTCAGATTGACACTGGCGGTATGCCAATCAATCAGGCCGTTATGCCATTGCCTTATAAAGAACCATCAGGTGCATTGGGCGCATTAGTTGAAAGCATGGCTCAGTATGGCCAACGCTTGGGTGGTACTTCTGAGGCTGCGGTGGGCGAGGGTCGCTCAGATGCTCCAGTTGGAACAACTATCGCATTGATTGAGCAGTCGGTTAAGGTTCTTAATTCCGTCCATAAGCGGATGCACGCCTCACAGGCTGATGAATTTCAGCTTTTGGCTAACTGCTTCAAAGAAAACCCTAAATCATTCTGGCAGCGCAATCGTCGCCCTAATATTCCGTGGGATGAGCAGCAGTTCCTTCAGGCACTTGAAGACTTCGATATGGTTCCACAGGCCGATCCCAATACGTCATCGAGTAGCCAGCGAATCATGAAGGTTGCGGCACTTGTTCAAATGGCTACGCAAGACCCATCAGGCTTCAATCTCCCTGAAGTACGCAAGGAAGCATTGAGCGCAGTCGGTTGGGAAAGCCCAGACAGGTTCTTGGCTCCTCCAGTAGCGCCACAGCCAAATCCAGCGGATCAAGCAAAGATGGTTGATTCGCAAGCTAAGATGTTAACGGCTCAAGCTAAAATGGCTGAAGCCCAACATACTGTTCAAGGCGGAGATAAAACGCAACAATCTCCGCAAGAATTGCAGATTAAAATGATGTCTGAGCAAAATCAGGCTGATGAGACCAAGCAGAAGGCCGCTGACAGTCAGATCGACGCCATGAACCGTATGCGTGACCGTGAGAGCCGTGAACGTCTGGCGGCAGTTAAGCTGGCTGAGGAAGTCATGAAGAACCCAATGGACGGTATGCAAGTGGTTAGCCGGATGCTTGACCCCGGCATGATCCAGCGTTTGGAAGCTAATGAACAACCTGAGGGAAAGTTGCAATAAAAGGTTGATTATGACAGTTTGACTTGCAATTATGATCCCACTTGAACCGCTGCGGCGGCGAGTGGCTGCGGGATGTTCCTGTAGTTAATCATCGGGCTAATCCTTTGCGGGGTCGGTTCGGCTTCAAGTCCTCCTGAATTGTTTTTCCTGACTTGGCCCGTCTCTTATCTCTGTGGGAGACGGGCATTTTTTAAGGTTAAGATATTGATTGAATTGATGAGACAGTACGGCTGTGTAGTTGAAGTCGGTGTAATTGTAGGCTGGTTTTTTGCCGTAGCTTATTTCGTACACGTCTTGGTTCGCACGTTAGTTGGCAAATAAACCAATATAAAGTATGATGCTGTCGCCTTAGGAGTGATAGCAGATGCCGATTGATCCCAATGACAATGATGATATCAGCAACGCCATAAATGTTGCTCGTCAAGATATTGGTGGCGGTAACGCTATTCAATCTAAAGTTGGCGGATTAAACCAATTTTTGTCTGGCTTTGATCTTGAGGCCAATACACCACAATTTCATACAGGCATTAATCAATCCACTATTGGTGGTGCAGGTATGCCTTCTGGCTTTATCCCTCATGGTGATTCACAAAGAAATAATAACCTCGCTGCCTTTCAAGAGAATAATCATCCTGAAGTTCCGCACGTAGCATATCATGGAACAAATGCTGATATTAGTACGTTTAATCCAGAAAAAATTGCAACAAAAACAGATAATGGATATTTAGGACACGGTTTTTACTTTGATGAATCTCCTATTGTTGCAAGTGCATATGGAAGAAAAGGCAATGTTATGCCTGTTCATCTTGCTATGGAAAATCCATTGCATCTTAAATATCAAATTCAAAATGGTAGAGAAGTAGATAGAGAAAAGTTAATTCGTTCACATCTTAATTTGCCATCTGATGCAACGCCTATGGATATTACAAATGAAGTAAAATCTCGTGGTCATGATGGAATTATTTATAATGGTGCTTTGGGAAACAAAGAAATTGTTGCCTTTAATCCTACTCAAATCAAATCCGCTACGGGCAACAACGGCCAGTTTGATCCAACTAGCCCCCGTATTAATGAAGCAAGAGGTGGTGATGTGAGAGCGCATCATGCTGGTGGCGGGCGTGCTGGTTATGCAACTATGGGGGGCGTGCCATTATCTGAAGATGATCAGATTGCACAAGCTGTTTCGACGGCTCGTCAACCATCTAACTTGGTTACTGAATGGGATGCGGCTGGATTTGTTCCGCCTAGACAAGCACCTAATTACAATCAGACGTTGAACGCTTATTCGCCTAAAACCGAAGCTGCACCGCTCAACTTTGGCCAACGGCTCTCGAATGTCTTATATAATCGCTTTGTACAGCCAGCCGTATCTGGCACTAACAATCCACCTATTGCTGCACCCGGAATAGATATTACACCTCAGATGAGAGAATCCATTATGCGCGGTCAGAAAGCATTTAAACGAGGCGGTCGTACCTTGGGCAACAATGCCATCGACAACGCATTACGTCTTGCCACTGGTGGTGATGCTGATAGCAGCCAGCCTGATGCACCGATTACATTGCAAGATTTGAAAGATTGGAAGAAAGCACACCCGTTGTCATTAAACAAAAATGCAATGGACAATGTGTTTAGTATCCGTCAGTCGGGCTTTGAAGGTGCTGAACCTATTGCGATGCCAGCTAATCTTGATGAGTTGATGGCTTATTTACGTCGTCAGCATCATGCCACTGGTGGTAGAGCGCATTTCGGTTATGGCGGCGATACTGATTCTGATTCGCATCCAGAATCGGGCCAAACTGGAACGGCTTCAGCTGAACGATCTGTTGAGGCTCAAGCACAAGGTGATAAACGCACCAATGAACGTGGTTTTGCTGATCAGTCACAGCCTGATGCAGTTTCGGCTGATGTTGGATCGCGTGCGTTTGGTGGTGATTTCAATGTTGGCGGCGATAATTACACCGGACATGAAATGCCAACTGGCATGGCTAACTACTCTGAGCAGCGCATGAATACGCCTTACGAGGGTAGTTTGTTAAGTGCAACAATGGACCCAAGCACTGCATTTGGTATGGGTTATGGTTCATTGGTTGGTCGGCAAAATACTCGTGCTGGCGCAGCTGGCTTCCTTGGTAGCGCAATGGGTGAAAGTGGCGCAGAGCTTGACCCGTCAGCTATCAATGCCGGTTCTATCGGTATGTTGCAGGAAACTGGTCCGCGTCGCATTGGCTTGGAAAATACATTAGGAATTGACACTTCGTTGAAGGGCAACGCATTGCGCGATGCTTTAGCTGGGACGCAGATGGCCCAGTTGGGCTATGGCCTAAATGAAGTTGCTACTAAACCAGAGTATGGCTTGACCAGAAACGCTATGGCGACAGGTACTAATGCGGCCAATGTAGCAGACATTGCGTTGGAGAATTTTGAGCGACCCACATTGGAAAACCAAATAAAATCAGCTCCATCCCGTGAGGCGTATGCTCAAGGTATTATGGCTGGTCGTCCATCGGGCGCTACTTTAGGCGTAGGTCAATATGATGCTGCCCCTGCCAGCTTTAGGGATGCATTGATGGGTGGCGTTAAACAAGCTGATCAACAAAAATCGCGATTAAATGGCGATAATACGGGTGCTATGTTGGCTAACGCATCTGTTAGTGATGCAAGTAATGATCCGGCTATTACTGCTGCTCGTAATGCGGCTATTGCTTCGGGTGAAATGCCACAATCTAACCCATATGCAGGATTTAGCAGTGAAGACCCAGCTGAAATTGCACGTTATAATGCGGCGATGAATGCTGCTGGGCCTAAAAATGCTTACGCTGATACGACTTTAGGGCAACGAGTTCCAGATGTTACGAGCAACAATCCGTTTGTGAATGTTGCTCAAGGCGCGAGCAACTTCTTAACTAATATGATCACTCCATCATATGGCATTAACTCTCCAGAATATAACAAGATTAGCCAAGCGGTTGATATTGCTCGTGAACCTAGAGAAGGGCGGGGCGGTGAACAGCCTTACATTCCACCAACGGCTACTACACAGGCACCAGCGGCTCCAATAGCTCCGTATACGACTGAACTTGGAACGTACAACCAACAGCTTCCATCGGTTGGTGGAATGACGGCAGCTCAATGGGCTGCGGCTAATACTGCGGGTGATATGTCTAAGGTTCATGGTCGCATCAAGTACGTTAATGGTGCGCCAATGCTGGAATACTACACTCAGTAAAGTATGATTGTACAAATACTAAAAACACGC